TGGCAGCGGCAAAAGCAACCAGCAAACCGGCGCTCCCGCACCAAATGGCGGCATGGTCCTGGGCATGGGAGCTGTTGTCATTAGAGGAGCAAAGCACCTTTCTAGACAAATTCAGGGCTGACCCACCAGCTAAGGCAGCATTGGCATGGCAGCAGGCCGCTAATTTAATCCGCGAGTTTGAAGGTTTCAGCGAGGCGGCTTACGTGTGCCCTGCTGGCGTGGTAACCATTGGATGGGGATTTACCAAGTGGAAAGATCGGCCAGTGCAACTAGGTGAAAAAATTAGCCGCGAAGTGGCGGATGGAATGCTGTCGGATCTAATTGAAAACAAGATAGTGCCAGCATTGGCATCTACTGTACCTGGCTGGAAAACTCTGCCACCAAATCGGCAAAACGCATTGGTGAGTTTTGCGTACAACGTTGGATGGCATTTTTGCGGTAGCGCAGATTTCGTGACCATTAGTAAAAATTTGCGCGAGGGGAATTACGACGCAGTGCCCAGCGCGATGATGCTGTACATAAACCCCCGAACACCAGCCGAGGCAGGTTTGCGCCGTCGCCGTGAAGCGGAAGGCAAACTCTGGGGCATTAGCCAGAAAGCAACATCTGTGCTGCTCAAGGTGGCATGGGAAAACCAAAACAACAATGCGAGTGGCACTGGCTACCGCGAATGCTTTTCGAGTAGTTGCGCCATGCTTGCCCGTTATTGGGGGAAAGTATCAAACGACAATGAGTACAATAAAATTCGCGCAAAATATGGCGATACGACCGATTCACAAGCGCAATTGGCTGCATTGCGTTCTTTAGGTTTGCAAGCCAGGTTCGTGACGAATGCGGCACCTGGTTTATTAGATGTTGAGCTTCGCAGCGGGCATCCCGTGGCGGTGGGTTGGCTTCACCAGGGGCCTATTAATTCGCCAAGTGGGGGCGGGCATTGGAGCGTGGTGATTGGATTTGATCAAACCCATTGGATCCATAACGACCCCAACGGAGAAGCCGATCTACTCGCCGGTGGCTACACAACAAATCAAAATGGTGCTGGTGTGAGATACAGCCGCAAAAACTGGGATAGGCGATGGCTGGTCGATGGCGCATCAACGGGGTGGTGCGTATTGGTTAAGCCATGATTGAGCTTAGAAGACACAGCGATGCGCTTCTTGAACTCAGAATCCCTTACACAAATACAGTCACAGCGTTTGACTTCTTTCTGGCATCAGATATACATCTTGATAACCCTAAATGCAACCGCAAATTATTAGCAAAACACTTGGATGAAGCTGCGGCAAAGAAAGCACCGGCTTTATTTTTTGGCGATGTAATGTGTTTGATGCAAGGCAGGAGCGATAAGCGAAGCGCCAAAGGGTCAATTCGTCCAGAACACATGGGCGATAACTATTTTGACTTAGTGTTTAACGAAACCGCCAACTGGTTTAGCAATTGGAAAGACACAATTGTAATGATGAGCGACGGCAACCACGAAACATCAATATTAACTCACAATGAAATTGACCCGCTAGAAAATGTTACTAGGTTAATGCGTGAGCAGGGATCTAAAGTGCAACATATGGCGTATCAGGGGTTTATTTGGTTTACTTTCTATCAACGTAATCCAGACGGCACAACAGGCAAAACACGTAGGACTACGTTGGCGTTCCATCATGGTGCATGGTCAGGTGCATCTAAATCAAGCGGTCAAAAGTATTTTAATATCTTCCCGCAAGCTCAAATTGTCGTTAATGGGCATAATCATGAGCGTTCAATTATTAGCCATCCTGCATATAATATTTCAGCTAATGGCACCCAGACAATCCAGAATCGCTGGGCATTGCAAACGGGTACTTACAAGGAAGAATTTAAAGGCGGATCTGGTTTTGCCGTAGAAAAAATAGTGTTCCCGAAAAGTTTATCAGGTTTGTGGCTTAGACTACGACCACGCGATTCCAACGGCGTCGAAATTACCTGTGAGCCTGCAACATGAACCGCTACCTAGTCGAGATAAGCGCCATGATGGTAGTGGATAGTGAATACTCCTGTGATGATGTAGCAGTTGGTATTGCTGCCAGACTCGAAGAAATCGCACAAAGCAACGCGCATCTCCTTGATTATGAGGTGCTTCCTTACGAAATGCCGGAGCCTTATGAGCCACCACATCAACGAGACGGAGTTAGTATCGCGTAAGGTAACAAAGCACAAGTTTAGAAAATCAATTATTGAAGATTGGAATAGTTGTTGTTACATCTGCGGAGAACAGTTTGCTAACATTACGCTAGATCATATTGTGCCTAAAAAAGCTGGTGGGCATACAGCAAAATCTAATCTTGCTCCATGCTGCTCGGTGCATAATCGCCAGAAGGGTCATTCAGAATTGTGGAGCTGGTGGACGCAGCATCCAGAATGGAATCTTGAGAGAGCTGTAAAGTTGATAAGCTATCTACGTCGCGTTGATAACATTCCATCGCCTGATGATAATATATAAGCGCTTGCCAGGTTTGGCTGTGCTCCTTCATTGCACCGTTGGCATAAGTTACCTGCCACATGTAACCTACACGGATGAGCGTTGGGGCGTCCATGGTTATACTGTGTTACTTGGGAGCATTGGATGATGGAATGGATGGTGGTGGAATTCAGTCTAGAGGAGCAATTGGCAGTCGAGACCCAAGCGCGTCTTGTCCTTAACTGCCCTGATAGCAAAGAAGTCGCTAGATTATGCAGTACCTTAATAAAACAAAATGCGCATCAATCTAAATTATTATCGCAAGCAGTTAGGCATATTGCAAGATTAGAAGCTATAATGTGTTTTACTCATTTAACACGCCCGTGGTGGAAACGTATATTCTTGCATCATTAGTTTTAGCTTTGTACATGCCATGTCAATTCGTTGCCGTACCCGTTCACGGCTTACTGAACATTGAGCCGCGATCTTCGAGAGTACCAATGGTTCTGGCTCATCAGGACCAAGGCCATAGCGTTTGTTTATTAGATCCTGTTCTTTGTCGGTTAGATAAAACATCGCCAGTTGGAGATGTTCTTTGTCGTAATCTGATTCATATTGCTCTTCAATAGGGCTAGCAACCAGGTCAAGTAGTGGGTTGCCATCATCTGTAATTAATACATCCAAACTTTGATGCGTGACGCTGCAATCTTGCAATGCCAATAATTGATCTAATGTAATACCCATCAATTCAGCAAGCACTTTTTTGCTGGGCTTACAACCGTTCTCCTGCATATATTGAGCCTCAATACGCAATGCCTTATAAAATTTATCCAATGTCTGCTGCGGCACTTTGACAAGTCGCTCTTTGGTATCTATGGCCCGCGATAATGCCTGGCGAATCCACCAATACGCATAGGTTGAGAACTTATAGCCTCGCTCAGGGTCGAAGAGCTCCGCCGCCCGCTGGAGGCCAAATGAGCCCTCCTGCACTAAATCCATGAGCTCCATGTTTGAAGACCTTAGGCGTGTTGTATAGCGCTTGGCAATATGCACCACAAGCCGTAGGTTTGCATTCACGATGGCATTTCTAGCCTTGATGCCTGCTCTTATTTGGCGCTTCTCTTCTGGCGTTCGTTCACCTTCGAGTTTGCGTAACTCCATGTAGGCCCGCACCTTGCGGCTTAGTTGGATTTCCTGCAATCCGGTGAGCAGCGGATATCGCCCAATGTTTTGCAGGTATTCCCTTGTAACGTCGCTCATCAGAACGCAGGTTCGTCGCTGGTGTTATTGGCGCGGGGCAGGAACTCAAACCTGCTGACAGCTAATACATGCTTACTGCGTTTATCGCCAGTTTTCTTATCCTCCCAGTCTTGGCGTTTTACACTGCCTTGAACCATGATGCTGTCACCCTTGCGGCACTTATCAATTATCACCTCAGCGCTTTTTCCCCAAACTTCGATATCGATCACGTTGTTAATCCAGTTGCCGTTTTTGTCTTTTCCCTCCTGTATTCCACCTGCGAAGTTTGCCACAACATTGCCGCTGTCGAAGCTTTTTAGGGTTGGGTCTGAGATAATGCGGATGATGCCAGATGCGTAGAGACTCATGAGAATTAATTCAGTGGGGTGATGTTGTGCGCAGCCTCGAAGGCCAAAATGTCCTGTAGCTGGTAGATAACATAGGGGCTGCCTAAAGGCAGGTATGCCCTATCTAAGCGTTGGTACACCGGGCCAGTGCCTTTACTGCGATGGTGCCGCAGCGCTGAGGGTTTAAGCCCCCAGCGTGCTGCTAGTTCATTTGTGCTGAATTGTGTGGAGTCAGTCATCGGCGAATGGGTCCGCGTCGTTAGATGGGGCAGCAGCAGGTGGCACTAGCTCGGCTTCACGCAAAAGGGAAAATTCCAATAGTGCATCAAATTGCTGTTGGCTTAGATCGTTTTTGCGTAGCTCCATGCGGGCGGCGATATCTTCTAGCTGCTGCACAGTAGTTGCTTTTGCTATCGCTGCCTTACCAGCGGCAAACACTTTGGCATCACCAGCAAATACAGCAGGCGCCATAACCGGCGCGGGTGTTGCCATTGCCGTTACGGTTACGGCTTCCTGTTCCATTTCGTCCACTGTGTAGACGCCTGACATGTCAGCAGGGAATGCCTTCCTAAGTGCCAATGCTTCGCTGCATTTAGCCAGCATCGCTGATGGCATCTTGCTCCATAAACCTTGACCGGCGTTGTAATCCGCATACCGCGCAACACCTACGAAAGAATGGCTGCAACCTTTGCGGTAGATGATAGTTTTGGCAGCAGCAGGTGGTTTGCTGCCAAGCCATACATCACTCCACTGGCTGCCTTCTGCATCACCTATCCAGAAAGTAGCCGACCCATCAAGCTCGCCGCTTCGCTCGGCAATGCTGCGCAAACCGTCGATGCCAGCCTGTATCGTTAATTTACCGCCGCGCTTGATTGCGTAGATCTGTTTGCTGAACGGATCTAGCCCAGTGCGTTGGCACGCATAAGCAAAAAGCTTCAGCTCGTCTGATGTGCAGCCTGGGGCAATATTTGAGCTGATTAGCTGTTGCTGCTCCGGTGTCCATGTAATGGCGCTCATTAGAAATCCTCTGATGTAATGGAAGTGTTGTCTTTTAACGCCCAGCCCGGAAGCTGGATTGTCTCGATGCCGCCGTCGGTGTACCCCGGCCACGAGTTGACGGCCCGGCAATCTTGAATAATCTGCAAAGCGTTATGCCTCAAAACAGCGCCGTGAACCATTGCCTGAGCGTCTAATTCGTAAACGCCAATCGCGTACGGAAAAGATTTTTCGACGGCAACAAACACAAAGCGGGTTGCCAGAGTTCCGCATAAATAATGAACCGCTTGGACTTGGTAAGAAAATCGGCCAACGGCGCTAGCAAAACCAGATTTGCTGGCATCGACACAGGTTTTAAGATCCACAATGGTTGCACCGTCAGCGCTAAGCCAGTCGGGCCGGCATTTGCACCTAAGCCCGGTGCTTACATCGTCCCACCAGAACGACTGCTCAGCGGCGCCACCATCAGATAGCAACAACGCAGCAGTTGAATTGCTGCGCACGCTGGCGGCCATTGCCAGTGCTTGTTCCATCTCCTGTGCAGTAACAGCTTCAATGCCTGATGCTTCCATCTCGGCGGCAAGTGCCTTGCCTGCATTACTGCGACGGTCTGGGGTGATGCCATAGCGAGCTGAAACCTGGTCGGGCTCTAGTACGCAACAATGCGTAAGTGAGCCCAACTTCATTGCACTAGTGGCGATTGTAGGGGTGCGGCTGGGGTCTAGGTACCTGCTCCAATAGTGGTAAGGCGATTGCATTACCGTTTTTAGCTGGCTAGCACTGATGGCTGGGTCAGCGTGATAGTCGGCGTTGCTAATGGTCATTGCTTGAGCTGGCAGATAGATGTGGGTTGTTGTAGCTGTAGCTCGCGGCCAGTCTGGATGCCAATGGCATACATGCTGAAGCCAACGACTAGCGCAATAAGGATTTTCATGCCAGCACCATCCGCACGCGATAGCGTGAAATCTGCATGTGGTCAGCGATGCGTTGCTGGCTCCAGCCGTTACTGCGTAGACGGTTGGCGCGTTGCGGGGTTGTTTCGGTGAACCAAAGGATTACTAAAAGTGGCAGCAATAACACTGCAATTAGTAGCGCGAGTGTAGTCATTTGAGTTGGGGTAATTTTGTTGCCGGATTGGGTGCGGCTCCGGCAGGCCGCATGGGGTCACAGGCTAAAAAACATGCCGGTGAGTGTTTCGCAAGTGCGCTTAAGGTCGGCGGCATTTACATTGATGATGCTGCCAGTATCGGCAAACTGAAAAGTTTTGCGGCTCATGCGGCTGGTGAAAACGTCGTAGGTATCGGTGATTTCGTTGTACTGAACTTTTAGGTGGGTGAACTTGCTGCCACCGGTTTGCTTTTTGAATACGAGCAAAGCATGAGCTTTGTCAACAACAATCTGGGCGCCGGTCATAGCTGAAATTCTGGAAGCACCGCCGAGTTGGTCAAGGAGAGTTGCGGTTGTGTTGGTCATGATCCTCGGGTTGGGGTGGAAGGTTTGCTCCCTGTCCCCATATCCTACACCCTAGTTCGCTCCTGTCAACAGTCGTCCGTTGTAATGCTTAATAAATCCATAGCTTCGCCCACACTCCTTGCAACACCAGCAATCCCACCGGCTGCTTGCACTGCATTAAGCCATTGCTGTTGCTCAGGGCGGATCCTGCCGGTGGCAGCTTTAACCTCGATGCTGGTAAATATTGCAACCTGCTGACCCACCATCTCAGGTGTAATGGTGCGAGTGCTCCAGCCGATCAGATCGGCGCTGCCTTTACATAATCCAAAGCTGACCGGGCGGCCATTTATATCCCTTAGCGTGCCGGTATTGTTGCGAAACAGGCGGCAGGTGCCAATACTGCACGCAAGCCTGATGTGTTGCTGGATTGTTTGTTCACTTGCCACGCGCTGCCATTAAATGCCTAGCCCACCCTATTGGGTTCTTATATCCACGCTGTTGACCTAATGCCACTAACTGCTCCAACGACTGCGCAGTGCCTTGCTCACGGCGCTTGGTAACTGCCAGCTCCTTTAGTTCGCCTTCCACAACCTTTAACTCGCGGCGCTCTGCCGCAAATTCATGGCCGCATTCACTGCATACCTGCGCAAGACTTGCGGCGGTGCTGAAGCATGTAGGGCATACCTTGACCGATGGTGATGCTTCCCGGTCGAGCTTGGTGGCGCCATCCAAGCTCCATTCACGTTCATCTAAGTGATGGCCCAGCCGCAAGCTGTTGCCGACATGATCCAAAATCACTGCACGCTTGCCTGGTTGCGGACGCAGGCAACGACCGATCATCTGGAGATGCAACCCAACACTTGCGGTAGGTCGCAGCAGGATGCAACCGCCAACTGAGGGCACGTCTACGCCTTCACCGATAAGGGCGCAGGATGTGAGCACCTTAAGGCTGCCGGTGCCAAGATCTATAAGCAATTGACGGCGGCGAGCGCTGTCTGTATTGCCGTCAATGCTGGCAGCCGCAATACCTGCATCCTGGAACAGCCTTGCCACCGCTTCGGCATGAGCGATTGAACAACAAAATGCGATCGCGGTTTGGCCTGCGAGGTGCTGCCTGTAATGCGTTAGACAATCTCCCATCGCTTGGCCTTGCTGGAGCAGTTCACCAGCTTGCGACATATCAAAATCACCCATCCTTTTACGCAGCCCGGCGCTACTGAATCCAGGCGGCGCCAACACTTTGGCAGGTGCCAGAAATCCGTTATCCGTTAGCCATGCAGCACTAGGCCCTTGCACCATCGATTGGTAATGCTCGCCCAGGCCGCGACCGTCTCCTCTGATAGGTGTAGCGGTAACGCCTAGCAGTTTGGCATCCTGGAAATGCTGAATGCAGGCGTCCCACGATTTTGCCGTGGTGTGATGCGCCTCATCAACAACCAAAAGCTGAAAGAAATCCCTGGGCAGCAGGTGCAAACGTCGTGACAATGTACCGACACTCGCAACCTGCACCGCATGGGATAAATCCATGCCACGTTTTGCGGCAATAATTCCATGCTGCACATCCATGCCAGCAAGGCTCCGGCTGGCTTGATCCAGCAACTCTTGCCTATGCACCAGGATGCAGACGCGGTTGCCCTTACGTGCCGCAGCTTGGGCGATATACGAGAAGCACACAGTCTTACCGCCGCCGGTCGGCAGTACTGCAAGCACACTGCGCTTGCCAAGCTGGTATTGCAAACGAATGTCGGTAATGAGTTGTTGCTGGTATGGGCGGAGGTTCATCGGTCAGCTACCACATGCAAGCTTTCCGCCGATCTTGTAATACCCACATAGGCCAATTGGTTTTGCCTTGCGGATGGCATAGAGTCCCATCCGTCTACATCCCAATGCAAGAAAACGTTTTTAAAAGTTGAACCTTGCGACTTATGAATAGTCAACGCTGATACTGGTTCAAGCCTGCCTATCTGGTCTTGACGCTGAAAAAACATTTTCCACCATGCTTTTTTCTCGTCTAAGTCTTCACAATTTTTAGCTGCATTTGCAAATTGTTTTTGTATTTTTTGCCAACGTGGCTCTTCTTCCTTCTCAAGGACTCTAACCTCTATAATTTTGCCCTCATCAAACATTTCAACCTCTAAAAGCCAAGTCCTCCACGGTTCAATATCTAAGCAATCAAAAGGAGCTCTAAAAATGTCAATTTCTGCGTTTCGTATATAAACTTCAACAGTGCTGTTTAATAATATACCACCAGTTGGGTCAGGTATTGCATCAACAGTAACGCAAGCCATACCTGCTGAATATTGAGGTGCATTTATGCCATGTCTACGGCTATGAATTTTTTGGTTTAATTCTAAAACGTTTTTGTTAGTCCATGCCAAAACGCGGCAATAGTCAGGGTCATCGACAGATTCCGCAGACGCCATCATCTCAAGCAAAGATGCCAACCATTGATCCCTTCGCCTATATGTAACAACTTGAGAGCCTCCTCCGCGTTTGTCGATAAACTTTGCCCGGCCAACAGAAAGCAGCCTGGTCTCAGTAGCTAAATTTAGTATCGCGCCGTCGTGTCGCAATACTTTGTTTAATTTGTAAAATGAGTTTGCGTCAACAAATGCAGCGCAAACTTTATCTTCTTTCACTGGCAGCAATTGGCGATCATCGCCAACAAAAACTACAGACCGCGCATCAGCTTCGGAAATCAAAGTTTCATAAAGTTCTTTATGTAGCATCGATGTTTCGTCAACAATTACAACATCAATTTTTTTGGTATTTTCTTTTTTATATTCGGCCCAGGTTTCGTCAGTCCTTTCTTGCAAGTAATCATCCCAAGTTTTTTTGCGTATTCCATCTGAAAGCAAATTTTGGCCTTTAAAATCAGGTTTAAATGATTCTTCGCCTGTTATGTAATCCCTAACTTGCTTCAAGCCAAGCAGACGGTGAACCGTCACGCATTCAAAATCGCTTGCGCCGTTTGCCTCCAAAGCTTTCTCAACTTGTGCACGTGCTTTGTGAGTTGGCGTTGAAACAATAACAGTTAATCCAATTGCTTTTAATGCAACAACTAAAGCCGCAGTTGTGACTGTTTTGCCTGTGCCGGCATAACCACATAACATAATTCGAGCTTTAGGCTGCTGGATGTCTTGCAATATTCCTTCTATAACTTGTTCTTGATCTTGCGTTAGTTCTAATTTAGGCATTACTAAGGCGCTTATGGCTTGCCAACCTTAGCACTAACCGCTAGGCTGTGCAAGTAGACCGCTAGGCAGCATGGAACTCGCGCATCCGTTATCAGTTCAGTTCACTACAGAGCAGCTCGCTTGGCTGGATAGTCGTTGCATTGTTGGTTTGTCCCGATCCGCTGCGCTTAGGCTGGTGGTTGAAGAAGCCATGCGGCAGGCCAAGCGCACACAGAAATGAATATTCAAGAAGTCACCAACGGCAGGTGGCCCGACCTGCTGGCGCATTTTTGCGGCCTTACAGCAAAGCAGCTCACTGATAAGCACCAGCCTTGCCCACTTTGCGGCGGTGAAGACCGCTATCGCTTTGATGACTTAGACGGCAACGGCACTTGGTTTTGCAATCAATGCGGCGGCAAAGACCTCACAGGTGGTGCCGGCAATGGCATGGATATGCTCATGCGTCATCAGAAATGGCCTTTTGCTGAAGCCTGCAAACGTATTGAACAGCACCTAGGCATCAGGCCAGAACCGCCAATCAAAAATGCTGAGCATGTTTGGCGATACAACGATGATTTTTATGTTTGCAGGTTTCCTGGTAAGCGCATCAGACCGCTTTGGTTTGATGGCACTGAATGGAAATGGACCGCGCCGCCGGCGCCTCGCCCTTTGTACAACCTTGACTCGCTAGCAGCCCGGCCTGATGCACCTGTATTAATAGTTGAAGGCGAAAAAACTGCTGATGCAGCCGCCAAATTGTTTCCACATGCTGTAGTAATTACATGGCCCAGCGGTTGCAAAGCGCATGGCAAAGCCAACTGGGCACCAATAGCAAACCGTAAATGCGTGTTATGGCCTGATGCTGATGATGCAGGCCGTGACGCGATGGCGAAATTAGTGCCGCGTCTTATCGCTGCTGGTGCCGATCAAATACGCATAGTGCAGCCGCCATCCGATGTTGCAAGCGGTTGGGATCTTGCAGATTGCGATTGGACCGCAGCCGAAGCTGGTGCTTATTACAAAGCCAATCGCACGCCACCGATTGAATTTCCAACCGTAATTAAAACAGAACCCTTGCCAGAACCTGCATTAGAACCGCCGCCTTTACCAAAAGCTGATGAATCATTTCTATGTCTTGGGTTTGATGCTGATGCTTATTACTACCAACCTCATAGCACCGGCCAAGTTACACGCCTTTCGCGTTCAGCTCACTCAGGTGTAAACCTAGTAGCGCTAGCGCCGTTGCCTTATTGGGAATCGCTATACCCATCAAAAGTTGGTGTAAACTGGACCGCCGCAGCATCTAGCCTATTTGCACGCCAGGCTGATATTGGCGTTTACTCACCTGATCGCATCCGTGGCCGTGGTGCATGGTGGGATCAAAAGCAATCTGTCCTACACCTCGGCGATAAATTAGTTGTTAATGGCATAAACCGGCCCATACGTGATGGGATCAACGGCAGCCCATACCTATATCAACGCCTTAGCGCCTTACGTGGTTGCGCTGGTGCTGAGCCATTAACCGATCATGAAGCATTTGCAATTGCTGAATTATCAGAACGCTTCCATTGGGAGGTGCCAGCATCTGGCTTATTGCTAGCTGGTTGGGTAGTCCTAGGCCCTATCTGCGGTGCATTGGATTGGCGGCCCCATGTATGGCTTACAGCATCCGCAGGTTCTGGTAAGTCAGCAGTACTTGCGCGTTATGTAACACCTTTACTAGGTGATATGGGTTTGATTGTTACCGGCAACACAACTGAACCTGGCATCCGTCAAGCCTTACGTGCTGACGCCTTACCTGTTGTATTTGATGAAGCCGAATCCAACGAACGTAACGATCAGGCACGTATGCAAGCAATACTTGGCCTTGCGCGTGTTGCATCTAGTGAATCAAGAGCGCATACATTAAAAGGCAGCCCAGAAGGTGATACTCAGCGTTACACCATCCGTAGTATGTTTATGATGTCATCTATCGCCACTGCATTAAAGCAAGGAGCCGATAAATCGAGATTTGCACAGTTAACCTTACGGAGTCACAATGAGATACCAAAAGCTGAACGTTTAGCTCATTGGGAATCATTAGACCGCGACCTTGATAAATACATAAGCGATGCAATTGGCCGTCGGTTGCAAGCGCGTACAATTGCATTAATACCAACAATACGCCAATCAATTGCGATCTTTACGCGTGCCGCCGCTGAAGTATTTGATAGCCAACGCCTTGGCGATCAATACGGCACCTTGCTCGCTGGTGCCTGGTCGTTGCAATCTTCTGAAGTTGTAACCCGTGATCAAGCATGGAAATTAATCGAGCAAAACAACTGGGAGTCATACAGCCAATCAGTTGAGATATCAGATGAAAAGCGTTGCCTTCAAAAGATCCTGCAGCATCAATTCCGCGTTGAAGGCGATAAAACCGTAACCCGTACCATCGGCGAGCTCATAGATATTGCGCTGAATCATGCAAACGACATCCACGTCGGCGCCAGCGAGGCTAAGGCAGTGCTTGGGCGTAATGGCATCAAAGCCGAGGAGACCGCCATCTACGTGTCAAATACTGCTGACGCAATCGGCCACATCTTGCGTGATACGGCCTGGGCAAATTGTTGGTCCGTGATTTTGGCTCGTATTCCTAATGCTGCAAAAGCTGGCGTAATTTATTTCAAAGGCTCTGGCCTGTCAGGTCGTGCCGTCAAAATACCGTTAGAAGCCGTGCAAGCGTAAGAAACGTAAGAGACCGTAAGACTGAAAACCCTTACCACCACCCATTTCTTACGCTTCTTACGTTTCTTACGCTTTTTAGGTATAGCTCTCTATAAATAGAAAATAAAAAAAATAAAATGAAACACCTTTTATTTTTTTGCTTCTCTAGTCTATCTATATACCTTTTTTACCGTAAGAAACGTAAGAAAGAGAGAAATCACTGTGCTGGCGGGTCATCTCAGTCTTACGCTTACCGTAAGAGACCGTAAGAAGCGTAAGAAACCATAATGCTTGACCGATGGACCACAGCGAACTACCATCACACCGTTGCCAGCGCCCCCACAATGCCCTCAGTCAAGCAAGCACCAGTGATTGAACGTCTGCACCATTTGATGCGCGAAAGCCGCTGTGGCCGCTGCTGTGCGCGATAATGCGCAAAGCGATGGCGAGCCGTTGGATCCCGCTGAGCTGATTGATTTGATTGCTGAATACCAAGTCGTTTTAGATTTATTAGATGAAGCCTTTAACGTGGAACCTGCCCAAAGCAATGGCGCGTGCAGTATCGGCTGACCGGTTACAATAAATTCAAATAGCTCAACTCTTCAAGTTAGGAACTAATGGCCGCAATAATTCGCCAGCACTATAAGTTAAATTGGGAACTAATAAAAAAAGTTCGTATTTTAGCTGAATTTGGCGGGCCGTTAGAGCACATCGCAGCCGCTGTTGGTGTTTCTTATCCTGCGGTTAAGGCATGGATAAGCAATGCAAGGAAGGGGCAGGGCACCGAATTAGAAACAGCTCTTCTAGCCGCTATTGACGAAGGACGTGCAAAAGGTGGCATGAGGTTGACAAATATTATTGCAAAAGCGGCTGAGCAAGGCAATACCAAAGATGCACAGTGGATGCTTACGCACTCGCCGGCATTCCGTAACCATTACAGCGACAATGCTGCAATCGTTAGGGCTCGGCAAGAAGGCATTGAACTGGCAGTGCAGGCATTAACAGAATCTGAGTTATCACCAGAACAGGAACGTAACTTATTATTGCGAATACAATCAAAAACAGGTGAGCGGTTAGTTGATGTCGAAGATTCTTAAACGACTAGCACAAATTGAATTAAACCAAACATTTATTGAAGCATTTGATTTACCTGATACATTAAGACGAATCCAAGCCGATTTACATCCAGGCCAGCTTGATTTTGTAAATGACCATACAACCCAAATCCTTGGCGTATCAGCAGGCTATGGCGCGGGCAAGACCCGAGCATTATGCGCTAAGGCTTGCTTCCTTGCAGCAGCTAACCAAGGCTTTATCGGGTTAGTGATGGAGCCGACTGGCCCGCTAATTCGGGATATTTGGCAGGCGGATTTTGATGATTTCCTGGAGGCGTATGGCATCCCGTACAGTTTCCGCGCTAGCCCATTACCTGAATATGTGCTGCACTTACCGCTGGGTGATACCAAGATCCTATGCCGTAGCTTTGAGAACTGGACGCGTATTATCGGTTTAAACTTAGCCTGGGTATTAGCAGATGAAATCGATACTGTTGCGCCAT